ACAGCGCATCAGTAACAACCCTGTGTTGCAAGGCTGTTACGGGGTGCTGTCAGGCTTTGTTCAATTCATTGGCAATATCTTGCCCGCCGTTACGACCAATCCAACCACGACCAACCCATCCCCATTGTGTGTGTTCTACGTTGACCTGATTCTCACCCCATCGCAGGACAATGAAGGTGCCACCGTCTGCAATAGCCTTGCGAATGTTGGCCTTCAGTGTGGTGATTGATGGCTTGTTTGTGTAGTTTCGTTCGACAATCATATCAATTCCAAACGTTGATGCGAGGGGTTTTGTTTTCTGTCACAGTCAGTGCCACAAGACGAGCTAAACCAATCGGATGCTCACCGTACAGATGCACAAACGTGCTGTACTTGTAGGGGTTGTAGGTGATGGCAGAGCCATTGATGGCGACTGCATCGATTGTGACGTAGTCACTGCTGCTGTCAATCCAGTCACCGACGACACCGGCATGGACATTCTTGCGTTTCTCTTTGAGAACACGCTGACGACCAGCTTCGGACACCTTAAACTTGGCATCGAACAGCAGAGCCTGATCACGATGGGCAATGACACGCCCTTTCATTGCACCCTCAAGAGATTTGATACTGAAGCATCGTTTGTGAAGGTTGAAATAGACGAATACTTTCATACTGCAATCCCTTTCATTTGCTCTGCAGTGGGCATCATCAAAGATGACACATCGACCGCACCAGCACTGCATTGCTTGCCGTATTCGCTGACATACATCAGATGTGCCACAAAGTATTTGTGACAGAATCCGTCAACACTGTTCACCTCAGTGACAGTGTAGATTTGTGCTGTGGGATGATCGGACAATGTCACCTTGTCACCGACACGGACAGTGCCACATCGTTTGCTTTGTGCTTCTTCGAAGTCACGCCTTGCAGCATCACGGTCGAAACCACTGCGACGGGTTACGTAGGTTGTCATAATGTTTCCTCTCAGGAATGTTGGCTTAAGCAATGGCTGTACTGTCCTAGTCCGCTACGCAGCTTCAGACAATTGCACAGCCATTGTGAAAGCCGCATCGTATAGCACCGACCCCAGTGCCACAATGCAGATTCTGTGCATATTTTCACCGCCATATGCTAGAGCAGGATGTAGATGTTACGTGCTACAAATCACGCCGGTCAATTTCAGGCATCTGTCACTTGCCATACTGACACCGTAGGTGGGTTTTTAAAGAGCTTGGCTTTGTGTCGCATAGATATGCTACGCCATTCGTCGCTGGTGTCGATAACGCTTGTGTCACACAGTGTCACATTGCATCATCTAGGCTTGCTTTGCTTTGCATAACCCGGCATCACCCGGCTTTTCTCACTGCATGCATCGCTTGCTTAATTCCAGTATGCCGACCTTTGCAAAGCCCTGTCAAGGCAATCCCGACAAAACTGTAGGGGCTTTGCAAAGGCTACATAGTAGCCCTGCAGCATTACGCCGCAACTTTAGTAAGGCGTATCACCTTGCCCATCTTTGCGCCATGTGCCACATAACCGATGACGTTAACGCTCTTGTCCCAGCATGCTCTGCAGCCGTCACACTTGCCACCACGGTCATATGCATGGCACACTGTGACGTTGGCACCAGCTTCGCTGGCTGTCGGTACGATGGTAGAGCCGTGAACACCTTCGGTGTAGGTGCCGTCAATGGCATCGCTTGAAAAGCGGACAGCAACATTAGGCAAAGCCTTCATACGCTGCAACACATCGGCAAATTTTGCAAATTTGTACATTCGAGTGGGCAACCAATGTTTTACATTGGGGGTGGCAAGCATCACGGCATAGATTTTCTCTGCCAAGTCTACAGAGTAGACATCACCGGAATCAAACCAGCGGAAAAAGCTTTGCTTTTGCAGGGCTGCAACAAATTCGGTAACGAATTCATCACGCTGCCAATCAAGCTTATTAGCTTGACGTGGTGCCTTGACGTTGGGGTAATTGTAGTTGCCGGTAGTTGCATAGCAACCTTTGCAAGCATCGACAAGGCCACCATCGGCAGCTTTGCTGCCGGGGCATGTTTCGATGGCTTGAAGCGACCATGACATGATGCCGTCAAGCTTGCTTGTCTTCGACAATTTCAGGGATGTTTGCATGATTGTTTCCTTTCAGGAAGAGGACAGCGACATTGCTGCGATGCTTTCAATTGTACTGCAAGTTGAATAACCGAGTCAAGTGAAGGGTTATTGCTGCTTCTTCGAAGCCACCCAGATGCCTTTGCGGTATACGTTGGCACCGTCGGCATAGCATGATGCCCATGCCAAAGCTTCTTTGAAGCTCAAGGTGTAATGGCGCTTGGTATAGCCGTCACCGATGATCATGAAACCGAAGGTTTTTGCGATGATGTTTTTCATGTTGTTTCCTTTCAGGAAATGTTAGATTGTGGCAAGTTGCATGTATTCGTTATCGCTGTAATCGATGATGGTTTCATCATCGGCTAGATCAACTGCATCGGACACTAAAGCCCAACCAATCAAAACACCTTCGGTGTTACGAATACGAAGCGAAGCTTCATCGACACTTTCAACAGCTTCGACAATAGCTTTATAGCTATTGCTACGCTTTACTTGCCATTCTTCGCCATCCCAAACAGAGATGGTGTAACCATCACTGAGGACGTACTTGATCAACGACTTGTATGCTTTCATGGTGTTTACCTTTGGTAAGACGACGACCCGATGCCGTCGATGGCCTCAATTGTAGCGACCTTCGAAATCGACTGTCAAACCAATTCCGACTAAACTGTGGGGTTATTCGGCTTTACAACGTAGTTGTACTGTCGCACATACAAGCTGAGTTGCCTACTTTTTAAGCACTAATCTGTCCCCAATTATGCTCTGCTAAAGCAGGGTTGTTCTATATGTGCGCGATGATGTTGCACTATAGTGCAAGTCAGAGGACGGGGTAGGCAGTATTGTTCCGGTATTATATACCGACCTTTACTGACTGCCGGGTCAGTAAAAAATCACCTGCTTTTTAACCCCATTTTCTACTGTACACCGATATTGAATCAGTTGCCAGAATCGTAGATTCTTCATATACATCAACGACTTACATATGCTCGCGTGAAATCTTTGACGCCTGCGCCATTCACCCTGCGCCGCGCATGCTAGGGCTGTAACGCCTGCGCTGCACATGCGCCTAGGGCTGGGTGGGCGTGGGCCAGTGTGGGGTACCGCGCTATTATATACACAGACACACACAGATCAGGAAAATCAATGCTGTTAACCAGCACATTGAACAGCACAGCTCTTCGTAGTCAATGCAGCCAACACAGACGTCAATTCTGGTTTGCATAGCTACTACCCAGATATAACAAAACGGCATAGCTCAACCTCGACCAAGACAATCACCTGCTCAGCATTCTGTACAATTCCTGTACAATTTGTAAAATATGCTGTACATTTCTGACACAACCACTGTATGTCTACACAGTCTCAATTGTAAAGTTGTGTAAAAGTTGTAACAAATGTAACAAACCACTTGACAGATGGCACCAAAATCGACAAAACTATGGGGGTGATGGGGGCTATATAGATACAATATAGATTCTATGTACCCTATGTTGAAATGTTTAACAATTACTAACAACATACACAACATCATCACCTATATAGAGACTATATAGAAGCTGTGTTGAGAACAAAAGATGGAAGATAAGAACTATTCTCAATACCATCTCGACATAGATAATATTGACATAGATAGTCTTGCCATCAATACAATAGTGCTATATACTTCCTTATAGACAGAGCTAGACACAACATACCTGCTGTCGATAAGCAATCTATAAAGACCTATATAGTGCCCACACCATCTATTTTTGTTACCCGAGACGAAGTCGAGCGACAGGGGTTGTTGAATGTTGCTCCCTACAGTGTTGCTGCTGACATAATGAAAGCGTTGCATCGGGGCAACCTAGACAATGTACACATACCGCACAGTGATGTCTACTTTGTAAGAGCAGCGATTGAAAAGAACACAGGCTACTATCTTCCTCTTGATGTTGTTGAACAGCTGATGCGAGAGCGAGGATGGAGAGACAGGAAAGGAACATTGCGTTATGGCGATTAAGCGTGGCAGCGAAGAGTTTGCCGGATACAACAAACCAAAGAAGACACCAGACCATCCAACAAAGAGCCATGCAGTTTTGGCAAAGGACGGTGATGTGGTAAAACTTATTCGCTTTGGACAACAAGGCGTTTCAGGTGCTGGTGCAAATCCAACATCTGCAAAAGAGAAGGCAAGACAGAAGAGTTTCAAAGCTCGTCATGCTGAGAACATAGCCAAGGGTAAGCTCAGTGCAGCTTACTGGGCTGATAAGGTTAAATGGTAAAGGAACAATCATGGCAACAGTGGCAGAAAAGATTTCGATGTATCGTGAGAAGGCTAAGGACAAGACCATCCCTCAAGATGTGCGTAACACCTATCTCGACCGTGCAAACGAGTTGGAGATGAAAGAGGCTGAGAAGGCTGGTGTGAAGATGGCTAAGGGCGGCGCTGTTAAGAAGGCTCCTATGAAGGTGGCAGCTAAGCAGCCGATGAAGAAGATGGCTAAGGGCGGCAGCGTCAAGAAGAAGTGCTGATATGGCAACAAAGAAGCAACAAGCCAAAGTTGGCAAAGTGATGGGTGAGTACAAAGAAGGCAAGCTCCATAGCGGTGCTGGCAAGAAAGCTCCCATTGTGAAGAGCCAGAAGCAGGCTGTTGCCATTGCTCTGTCGGAAGCTGGTGTAGCTAAGAAGGCTAAGAAGAAATAATGGCTAACGGTAGCAGGGCATACAAGGCACGTAGTGTTGGTACTAACCTGACAGCTGGGGTAGCCAACACCATCTACACTTGTCCTCCCAATCACACAGCTAAGGTTGAATTGTTGTTCGTTGCTAACACAACTGGTGGCAACAAGACAGTAACTATCAAGTGGCACGATGCCAGCCTTGGCACAGACTACTACATTGTTGGTGGTTATGTCATCTCTGCATATGGCTATCTCAAGCTTGATGGTAGCTATCTTGCATTGAGTGCTGGCGACTACATGATGGTTACACCAGAGGCAGGTTCAACAATGGACGCTACAGTCTCTGTTGAAGAATACTTCGACCCAGCTAACGGAATTTGATCATGGCTAAACAACTCACAGAACAACAACAGAAATTCTTGGAAGTGCTCTTTGACGAATGCAAAGGAAACATCCGTGCTGCTATGCGCAAGGCTGGCTTCTCTGAAGGCTATAGCGCTCGTCAGCTCACCAATAGTCTCAAGGAAGAGATCATTGAAGCTACGCAGCTGTACATTGCTATGACGGCTCCTCGTGCTGCTGCAGCTATGGTGGATGCTATTGATGATCCTACAGAGCTTGGTCTGAAAGAGAAGATGAATGCTGCAAAGGATTTGTTAGATCGTGCAGGGCTTGTCAAGACTGAGAAGGTTCAGGTAGAATCTACTGGTGGTGTTATGCTGTTGCCAGCAAAGGAACGTGAGGAAGACTGATGCAGGATTTGGCAATTGGTAAATGGATATTGCCGCAGCCTGATCAGAAAAATTATGTTCCGATACCAAGGCTGAGCAGATTCATTCCGTTTGGTTACAAGGTAGATGAAAACAATGACGGATGGTTTCTTCCCATCCCTCTTGAACTGGATGCCCTTGAAAAGGCTAAGGTGTATTTGAAACAGTACAGCAGCAGACAAGTTGCTGCATGGCTGACAAAGGTTACTGGCAGGGAGATTACCCACGTAGGTTTACTGAAGCGAATTAAGAATGAACAATCCCACCGAAGGAAATCCAACACTTATCGACAGCTTGCCCGAAGGTACCAAGAAGCCCTTGAGAAAGCGCAAGAGTGGGAAAAAAGCATCGGCAACGCCCAAGACACCTACTTCGACAGTGACGAGTATCGTCGAATTAGCGCCAGCTTCGAACGAGACGACCCCGCCCCAGCCATCGACTAACGTTGTTACACACGACAACGTCATCTTCAAGCCTAACCCCGGCCCTCAGACTGCCTTCCTTGCAGCTTCAGAACGTGAAGTGTTGTATGGAGGCAGTGCTGGCGGCGGTAAGTCTTATGCTATTTTGGCAGACCCCCTCCGATACATAGCTCATCCGCAGTTTTCTGGGCTGGTGTTGCGTCACACCACTGAAGAATTGCGAGAACTGATCTGGAAATCGCAGGAGATGTATCCGAAAATCTATCCCGGCATCAAATGGTCAGAGCGAAAGATGCAATGGCAGCATCCTTCTGGTGGAAAACTATGGATGTCCTATCTCGACCGTGACGAAGACGTCATGCGTTATCAAGGTTTGTCATTTTCCTACATAGCTTTTGACGAATTGACGCAGTGGCATAGCCCGTTTGCGTGGAATTACATGCGTTCTCGTCTGCGTACAGCTGCTCCAGACCTCCCCATCTTCATGAGAGCCACCACCAACCCCGGTGGA